TTCTCCCAAACCAAGGTATGAGAGAAGACCAGCGACATCCTTTCCACTCAAATTAGTCAGCGTATTGTCCAGCGGTTGTTTACCTGCCAGCGCATTAAGCATTGTCGTGGCAAAGTTCGGATCATTCCCCAGTGCCGCCGCCAGTTCGTTCAGTGTATCCAGTGCAGCAGGTGCAGACCCCACCATTGCTGCAATTGCCGATTTCACAAAAGCCGTGGTGGCAATCTGTGTATTGTTAACCGACTGTGCGGCAGTGGGGGCTGTTGGCGTTCCGGTGAGTGCCGGACTTGACAGCGGCGCTTTCAGTGCCAGCGCATTGTTAATGGTGGTACTGAATTTCGGATCATTGTTAATGGCTGCGGCTAATTCTTTCAGCGTGTCCAGCGTGGCTGGCGCACCATTAATCAGGGCCGTCAGTGCCGCCTGAACAAACGCGGTGGTCGCAACCTGCGTGGTGTTATTCCCTGCCGCTGGCGTTGGCGCTTTTGGTGTCCCGGTAAACGTCGGACTTTCTTTCTGTGCATACTGTGAATGCGGGTCCGGTGCGGCAAGATGTTTTGCCATCTGATCATCCACGTACACCTTCAGCTCCAGTACCTTGTCATCCACATACTTGCGGGTTGCCAGCACTACGGCAGGGTCGATTTTCAGGGTGATATTGTCCGTGCTGCTGGTAATCAGCACCATGCGCACGGTCTGGGTACGCCCGCTGCCTTCAGCCAGTTGCGGTTTATAGCTTTCCGGGCAGTTCCCCACGGCAATCAATGCCCCTGACTCATCAAACAGGCCCACTTCACGTATCCACCAACCGCCCTCGTTTTCAGGGATCACCTGTTCAGCAATAATCTGGCTGCTGTTCTGCGGGTCGATATAGAGCATATTCAGCGCAGCCCGGCGTTTCTCATTTACCAGTGCAGTCTGCTTTGCGTCCGGCGTTGGCAATGCTCCGCCGCCATCGCCCACCGCCATATGGGTAATTTTTAGCGGCACACCGAGCGCGGCGGCGCTGGCAAGTTTCGCCGCGCCAATATCCGTCAGCAGGGTATAAAATTTTGTGCTCATGGATTCACTCTCATTGTGTCAATAACATGGACCGCCCCGCCTTCATGCGCGGTGCCACCGGAAATAATCGTTTCGTTGATATACGGATAGATCGTGATTTCTTCGCCAAGATAGCTGGCGGCTCCCACCCAATGCGGGCCGCTGGTCTGCAGATTGATGGACATGCCGATCATGTGGCGGCTACATGGTTTGGCATCGCTTATCAGTCGCTCAAGTTCCAGATAGGTATCTTCAGTGATGCCCTGGTCCTGCACGCCGATATCCAGGCGAAACGTGCCCGGTGCCTCTCCGGTTTGCCACCACTCAATAATGCGGATCAGAAAGCCGAACGGCTCCACCACCCGCCGCACGGCACTGGTGGTCCCTTTATGCTGATGAATATAAAAAGCATCCTTCACCACCTGGCGCTTGACGCTTTCTGTCCAGCCCTCGTCCCAGCGATCCACAGAGAACGCCCAGGCGAGATAAGGCAGGAAACTGACCGGACAGGTTGCCGGATTCCACAAGTCACGAAGCGGCACCTGCAGATCAGAAATCCCGCTGCAGGTTTGCGCCAGTCGGCGCTCCAGTGGTGTTGAACCCGGTGGCAGCAGACTATTCATCCGTTCCTCCGTTGGTTACGCTCCACTGCGTACATGATGCCGCCTGTGTTTTGTTCAGGACCACATCCGCCAGAGGAGAAGCCAGCTCCACACGCTGCACACCCTCAACATGCAGGGCGGCAAAGATGGCGCTACGGCGAATATCCCGACCAAGACGCGTCTGACTGGCGATGTACTTCTGCAGGCTGGCTTTTGCCGCTGCCATTACCGGCTCTGCTTCCGGTCCCGGATAGAGAAAAATGGTGGCTTCCACGCGATACGGGATGATTTCTGCGCTGCGAACCGTAAGACGGTCAGCCACCGGGCGGACGTTCTCACTGTTCAGAGCTTTTTCCACCACGTCCAGCAGGTCTTTTTCTGCAGTTCCATCGCCTTCGCGGCTAAGGACTGTCAGCACCACCTCTGCAGGTGCCGGGCTGGTTGCACTGGCATCCGCCACCCGACCGTCGGCGCTTCGGGCATGAAATTCATAAGCTGCAGTTGGCCCCGCAACTGAAAGCCCTTCAAAGGCTGCAGGCACACGCAGGCGTAACGCTTCATCGCTTTCCATCACAGCTGCAACGGGCGGCACAGCGTCATTATCAGCAGGCGTCACCGTCAGGCGTTTCACGTTGTAGTTGGCAGCGAGCTGGTCAAGATCGCTGCCCATCGCGTAAGCCACCATCACAGCCTGCGCGGCTTCGTTAATGCGCTGGCGCAGAAGCAACTCACGGTAAGCGTTCTCCTGCAGCAATTTGGTGACGGGTTCAGATTCCAGTTTCAGCGTGCGGATCACTGCTTCCTGCTCATCTTTCGGATGAAGCGCAACAAATTCGGCCTTGCGTTCGGCAAGCAGCGTCTCAAAGTCCGGCACATCCACAATCTGCGGCGCAGGCAACTGCGAAAGGTCAATCACTGCCATTCTCTGCTCCTGTTGATACGGAAAGGGAAACAGGCACACCGTTATTACGCCGCCCGGTCAGCTCCACCACCATAGAACCGTCAAAGTTGCTGTTGATGGTGATGGAATCCAGCGTCAGCCGTGGCTCCCAGCGACTCAGCGCCACATACACTGCCGACATGACCTGCAGGCGTAATGCCGGATTTTGTGGCTGGTCTATCAGTGCCGACAGCAGGGAACCATATTCACGACGGGCAATGCGGCTACCCTGTGGTGTCAGCAGAATGTCCCGCACCGACTGGCGCAGATGGTCAATATCAGTAATGGCTTTGCCGCTGGTATTGTTCATCCCGCTATAAAGCGTCATACCGGACCTCCGGTTGTGTCGCCGCCTTTCAGGACGCCAGTATGCTGATGCGCATCAACCACAATCCCGTTAGAACTCATCGCTCCGCCGCCCTGGGTAACGCCACCATTGATCACCACTTCGCTGTTAATGCGCGTGCGGTCAGCCTCCAGTACAAACTCACTGGTTTTCATGGTGATGTTGTCGACAGCCTCAATGACCATGGATTTGATGCCTCTGACATACCAGCGCCCGGTGGCGGGTTCGTATTCAAACCAGCCACCGTCAGGATGTTCTGTCACGCAGGCGTCCGCCGACGTCGACGGTGGTGCGAACTGATTCGAATAGACAGCGGGCAGCGCAAAGGCAGTCTCCAGATTGCCGCCCAGACTCAGCAGCACCACCTGCTCACCTTCCGATGGTCGCCACCATGTCCGGGCATTACCCGCGCGCAGCGTCAGCCAACTGATCCAGTTAGTTTCAAGGTCGCCCGTTTTCACCCGGCAAAGCCAATTCTCCCGGTCCACTTCGGTGACTACACCAGTGCGGATCAGGTTGGTGATAAGGCGCATGATTTCGGTTAATTGTGCGTTCATAGGGAAAGGTTGCCATCAGGGGAAGAAAGGCGGCAGTGCTGCAACTTGTATCAGTGCTGATACAAAAATCACCCCGCCAGCCATTGCAGAATCATGTCGCGGGTCATTGCCTCAACATCATCATTTACACCCAGAAGGCGACGCTCTGCGTAACGGACCTCCGGTCCTTTGCGGCTGACGCGATCACGCAGGCCATAATGGTGAACACGGGCAATGCGCTGCACCTTACCTTCAAACTGCACGCTGGCAGAATCCTCGCTGGCGGCGGTTTTCAGGTATTTTGTGGTGCGAAGTTTTGTAAACATCTGCCGTTTGATGCGGCCTTTTTTACTGCGTGCTGTTACTCGCCTCGGTTCATAGCTGCTGCCATCAGGATTGCGTTGCATCCTGATGTTCTGCTGCTGTGTCCGGCGCAGTTCCTGCGCCAGCTGACGCATCATGCGGCTTCTGGCGGCTGGTTCCAGATTCGCCAGCAAGGCACTCAGCCAGTCGTCCACTTTCTGCAGTTCAGCCACGTTTCACCGTCCACATTTCTTCAGGTTCATCAGGTTCCGCTATAGCTTCAACGCTCGACACACTACCGTCAGTGCTGACCAGCACACGCTCCGTCAGTTGCAGATTCAGGCTGATATCACAGACATCGTTGCGCAGAATATCCACCTCAAAGGTGAATAGTTTTTCCCGTAACGCCGGGTTATTGATGGCATCGGGCTGGTTATCCCTCAGCCACAGCAAAACCGGGGCCATCAGCAGATTCTGGTCGCCGCTGAAATCCTCAATCACCGCGTTCAGGGTGTAACGGTACTCCCACGACATGGAGCTGGCCCCCGTGGCAACCAGCGAACCGTTATCCACAAACAGATGCAGTTTGTCCGGGTTATTGCGGACATAAGGCACCGCTTTATTGAGGGCGTGGCGCAGGGATTGTGGTTTGTTCACTGTTTCGCTCCTGACACGCAATAATCATGTCCACTTTGCCTGCACAGACCGCCCAGGCGGCCTCCGTTTCATCCAGCAACGCGTTCAGATCACCGTTAGTGCGCGGCGTTGCCTGATCCAGCCGACACGGTGTCACTCGCGGACAACCACTGACGGTAAGCTGCACCTCCGGTGAGCGTCGGACGTTCCCGCAGCCGGATAATGTCAGCAGGCAAAGGAGTATCAGCCCAGCGGCGTAAATCCTCGTTCTCACGTTTCAGTTCCTCGATCCGGTGTAGTCGTTGTCTCAGCAGCGCGCTGGTCTGTTCTGCTTCGGCATAGAGCCGCGCCTGCTCACGGTTATTGGTTTCAGTCAGAATGGACAGGCTAATAAGCTGGCTGTTGCTCTTTGCCAGTGCCTGGCTTTTGCTCTGCAGCTCGTCTGCCTGCGTGCTAATGGTCTGGCTGGCATCAGCCAGCCGCCACGTCTGCCAGCCCAGCGCCGCCAGTAATAACGCCAGCACAACCAGCAGCAACCGGTTCATGCTGCTACCTGTTGCGCCATCTGGTTACGAGTGATCCAGAAGGCAATAACGGTCAGCAGATAAAAGACCAGGGTAATGGCCCACCCCGTCCAGGCGAGACTTACGATAATCAGCAATCGCATCACCCAGCTGATAAATACGTTTTCTTTTCGGGTAATTGTCTTCAGTAAAGATGCCCTTAACTCCTGCCAGAGCGGGCCATTCTTAATTAACGCAGCCAGTGCTACCGGAATTACCGCCCATGTCAGCAAACAGGCTACCCAGACACCGGACGCTGCCAGTACCGGAAAAATCCCCTGCGGATACACCATTGCTGCGATTAACAGCGCCATCCATAACATCAGAAACAGTCCGCTGATTAATTTCTTTTTCATTTCAGTTTGCTCCCTGTAAACACCAGGCCATCTCCCGCGCACGGCGGTTATCCAGCCCCTGATTAAACACACCTTTTACATAAACCCAGCGCGGCAACTGTCGGCACGCATCCGCCCAGCGCCGCTGATTGAGTAACTTCACCATTGTGGAACTGCAGGCATTGCCCGTCCCCACGTTGAAGGCAAACGACACCACCGCGTCATACACCTTTTGTGGCGGCTGTTGCTTCACACATTTTTCCAGCGCCCGCTCCACACGTAGCATGTTTGAGATCAGCCCTTCTGCTGCCTGTCGTTCCGTGATTGTTTTGCCGGGAATGACGCCCGATGTATTACCAATGCCGTCGGTCCAGACACCCGCGCTGCACTGATACGGCTGCAGACGACAGCCTTCGTAATCGGCAATCAGTTTCAGCCCCTCCACGGAGGTGTGAAGCTGCTGAAAACCCGGCAGCGTGGCAGCAATAGCCATCACGGTCCCGACAAGGCAGCGTTTAACGATTGATGGATTCATAGTCCTCCCGCGAGATCTGCCCGTCGCGCAGAAGCTGGTAGGCTTTGTGTTTGTAGTACCAGTTGATAGCCAGCATCAGCACACCAATCATCAGGCCGCCCAGCGTTGAGGCATCCTTGATGGACAAATCGCCCAGCCAGGCCAGCACGACGGCGATGCAATACGTGATAAAGGCGCTGATTCGCTCAAGCGTCATAATTCAGTCCCATAGCTGGACGGTCTGCACGGTGGTGGTGGTCGGAATGTCCGGCAACTCCACCTGCAGCCCGTGAGGTAAAAAGGGGCCGTATTCGGCAAGCCCCGGATTTGCCTTCAGTACCTGCTCCGTGACACCCTGCGTGCGCCCGTAATGACGCCAGCAAAGCGCGTCCACCGTGTCATACTGATGCGCACGCACTTTCATCAGATAAGCTCCACTGTGCAGTGCGGCGCATCCTGCACCCGGCTGATGGCCCAGCGGGCGTCACGCCACAAATCACCGCTTGCTTCCGCCAGTTCCTCGCCCCGCTTCACACCGGACGCCGTGGCGTCATAGTCCTGGTAACGTTCGTTGAGCATGGCGCGTGCCCAGCAGTAAACCGCGTTGAAATAGTGCTGAATGCGCTCACTTTTGCCGTCCAGCTGTTCCGCCGGAACCTCTGCCAGCGAGGCATACCCCAGCATCTGCTGGCGTCTGCGAAACTCATACAGCTCTGCGTTGACCTCCGAAATTGCCGACAGCGCAACCTGCTTTAAACGCGGCTGCGTCACCGTGCCGTCAGTGCGCATCACGCTGCGAAACTCCGACAGGTCCACATCAGGCCAGAACGGCGTATTTCTGATGATTTCCGCCTGTTCCGGTGCCTGTTCTGGCGCAACAAACTTCATGCTGCTTTCTCCTGAAATAAAGGGCGGTGGACGGGGTTTTGATGTGGCAGTGCCTTTCGCCACCCCGTGCCGCCCGTGCGCGGGGGCACGTTCTGTCAGCGGCTGTCATTGCGCAGTCTGCGCTCCAGCTGCTGTTTGTCTTTTTTCACGCCACAGCGGGGATCGAGCTGTAACGCATGGTTGAGATGATTAAGGGCGGAAGCCGGATTGCTTTCACTCAGGACAGCGCCAATCGCTTTATGCAGACGTGCCCGTGACTGGTCCGGCATATCCAGACCGTCTGTCAGCTCCAGCGTCTGCAGCAACAGATCAGCATCAAAGCCGGTGGCGGCAAGCATTGCGCTCTGCGCCGCGTCTGCCATTTCCTCTGCCAGCACGGTCTGCACGTTGCGGTTACCCAACGGCATCACCCAGCCATGACGCAGGGCGTGACGCCCGATCTCCAGCGCCCCGGCATAATCTCCGGCATCAATGCGCCACAGCATCACGTACATCAGCACGTCATCCTGTTGCGCGCCTCCGCCAGCCAGGACACCCTCTGCCCAGGCGGCGTATTTCGGCAGCAGTTCCACCTTGATTTCCGCTTTTTTGACCGTGGACTGAACGCCCTTGAGACGGCGGCGGTCTTCCGCCAGTTGCAGCAGCATCAGGTCATAGCCCGACGCGTGGCGAACACTGCCACCCTCGCGAGCGGCCTGTTCAGCCTGAACGCGCAGGCGATGCTGCCGTGCGGGACTCAGGCTCATGAATTACACTCCGGTTTCTGCTGCGGCGGCGCTGAAGTCACCAATCTGGATGTTTTCCACCAGTGCGGCGCAGCGGTAGTCCTCAACCACATAGGCTTCGTTAACGGATTCAAAATTTTCAATCCGGTCACGTTTCGGGTTGTCGATAACTGAACGGCGGCGGGTATCTTCCTGCCAGTAGATGGACAGGTTATCCAGACGGGTGATCAGCAGCGCATTCGGCGGGAAGAACGGCGCACGCACGGCCTGCAGGCCACCCATGCGTTTCTGACTGATGATCATATCGGCTGCCAGTTTTTCACTGTTTTCCTGCTCTTTGTTGACCAGCGGGAAATACTTGTCAGACAGCAGTTCACGACCGCAAATCACCACCAGATCGTCATCGTCCTGGTAGACCACGTCGATAAGCTCATTGACCGCATCCATCACCACAGCGTCCAGGTTGGCATATTCGCCACCTTTCCCGACTTTCACCGCACCCGGTGTGGTTTCGCCGCCCGTGGTGGTGCTGCCCATGACGTGATCCGGTGCATCCTCACGGATTTTCTGCAGCCAGCCTTTGTTCACATCCTGCAGCAGCGGGTTTTCACTACGGTTGGAGGTTTTCGCACGCTTCACGCCGTTAAAGCCGATCATGATGCGGTCCAGTGCCTGACGTTTCACGATGGCGTCACGGATACGCACCTGGAAATCCTGAAACTTCGCCCACAGGTCCAGCTTCGCGTAGGTCAGCACCGTGTCAAAGTTGGTCTGCTCGCATTTGTATTCCACATCGACCATCAGCGTCGGATCGACAGGTTCACGCTCTTTCGCGGTGGTGTCAGTGGTTCCGGCAATGGTGCTGCCAACACCCAGCCCCAGCAGCTGACCGGACTGCTCAGTCACTGGCGTGACGTTAATCAGCGTCAGGAAAGCGGCGGACTGCTGGATCTGGTCTTCCAGCGTCTGCTGCACAGACGGCTCTACAGTGAACTTGCTGGACAGTTCTTCAACTGCCACACCGTTCAGACGTGCCAGTTGCTGCAGGTAAGCGTTAAAAGCAAAGCGGGTATTCTTCTTCATCAGGTTTTGTGCTCCATCAGCAATTGGTCAGAGTGTCAGCGGGGGCGTTACCGCCTGTTGCACGCTGGCGGTAGTCCTGGCGGCTGTCTTCATGACTCAGCTTATTCACCAGTTCGTTAAAGGCGGTTTGCTGCTCCTGCAGAGCAGTCTCCAGCTCAGACAGGCGTTCTTCCTGCTCAGACAGGGATTTTTCGGTGCGTGCGCTCAGGTTCTGCTGCTCAGTGGCGACCAGCTCCACGGCCTTATGCACATCAGAGAACCGGGCGTCATCGGACTGCTCTTTTTTGGTAAACAGCGCCGTGACACGGGCAAACAGGGACGGCTTGTCCTCCTGGATTTCTTCCAGTTCGATCACCGTTTCCTCTGCAGCGGTAAAAAGATTGGCGGGATTCTGCTTGCGGTTTGCCAGCGGGTTATGGGCTGCACTGGCGCTGAATGTCAGCATTTCAGTGCCCAGACTGGCAGGGTCATCAGTGGCCGCCAGGCCGACCAGGTAGGCTTTGCCCGTATCAGCAAACTTCGGGCTGACTTCCATAGATGTGAATAATTTCTGGCCTTTTTTCACCAGCTCCACCAGGGACTCCGTTGGCTCAACGTCGGCATACAGCGCCATCTTGCCCGCCAGCGGACCTTCCGTGATTTCTTCAGCAAACAGCGCCGTCACCTTGCCGTAGCGGTTAAAGGTGCTGTCCGGCAGATAAGACTTAATGTGCTCAAGGTTAATCAGCGCGGTATACACCGCCGGGTTGTAGCTGGCTGCCATCTGTTCCAGCCATTCACGCTGGATTTCACGTCCGTCGGTAGTGGCACCTTCCACCCCGATGCGAAAACGCTTTGCTTTCACTGTCATGAGCCGTGCTCCGTTAGAAAAAACTTACTGGAGCCTTATGGTTGCGGTGATGGGGGCAGTGAAACAATGCGCGGTATTTGTACCGACAACCACACAAACCGCAGGCGGGGAAAGCCTTCATTCAAGGCTGTAGGTTTGTGCCATGAACACCACACTGACACCCGCAGATCTCGATCCCCGTCGGCAGGCCATGCTGCTGTACTTTCAGGGATACCGCGTAGCCCGCATTGCTGAAATGCTGGGCGAGAAAGTTGCAACCGTTCACAGCTGGAAAAAACGCGACAAGTGGGGTGACTATGGGCCGCTGGATCAGATGCAGCTCACCACCGCCGCACGCTACTGCCAGCTCATCATGAAGGAGCACAAAGAAGGGAAAGATTTCAAAGAGATTGACCTGCTGGCGCGCCAGTCTGAGCGCCACGCGCGGATCGGCAAGTTTAACAATGGCGGCAACGAAGCCGACTTAAACCCTAACGTCGCCAACCGCAACAAAGGCCCGCGTCGTCAGCCGGAAAAGAACGTTTTCACTGATGAACAGATTGAGAAGCTGGAAGAAATCTTCCATTCCTCCATGTTCAACTACCAGCGCCACTGGTGGGAAGCCGGAAAAACCAACCGCATCCGCAACCTGCTGAAGTCACGCCAGATCGGCGCGACCTTTTACTTTGCCCGTGAAGCCCTGATTGACGCCCTGCTTACCGGACGTAACCAGATTTTCCTTTCTGCCAGTAAGGCACAGGCTCACGTCTTTAAGCAGTACATCATCGACTTCGCCAAAGAAGTCGAGGTGGAGCTGAAAGGCGATCCGATGGTGCTTCCTAACGGGGCCACGCTTTACTTCCTCGGCACCAATGCCCGCACGGCCCAGAGTTACCACGGCAACCTGTATCTGGATGAATATTTCTGGATACCGAAATTCCAGGAGCTGCGCAAAGTGGCTTCCGGTATGGCTATTCACAAAAAATGGCGACAAACCTATTTTTCCACGCCATCCAGCCTGACCCACAGTGCTTATCCGTTCTGGTCCGGTGCGCTGTTCAACCGTGGGCGCAACAAAGCCGATAAGGTGGACATCGACCTGTCCCACAGCAATCTGGCCCCCGGCCTGCTGTGCGCAGACGGGCAATACCGCCAGATAGTCACCGTGGAAGATGCGGTGCGCGGCGGCTGCAACCTGTTCGACCTTGACCAGTTGCGCATGGAGTACAGCCCGGACGAATACCAGAACCTGCTGATGTGCGAGTTTGTGGACGATCTCGCGTCCGTGTTCCCGCTCAGCGAACTGCAGGCGTGCATGGTGGACAGTTGGGAAGTCTGGACCGACTTTCATGCACTGGCCCTGCGCCCGTTTGGCTGGCGCGAGGTGTGGATCGGTTATGACCCGGCAAAAGGTACGCAGAACGGCGACAGCGCCGGATGCGTGGTGGTGGCACCGCCAGCCGTGCCGGGCGGTAAGTTCCGCATTCTTGAGCGTCACCAGTGGCGCGGGATGGACTTCCGCGCCCAGGCTGACGCCATCAAAAAACTGACTGAACAGTACAACGTGACCTACATCGGCATCGACTCGACAGGTGTCGGCCACGGGGTTTACGAGAACGTGAAAGCGTTTTTTCCAGCCGTCCGGGAGTTTGTCTACAACCCCAACGTTAAAAACGCCCTGGTACTCAAGGCCTACGACATTATCAGTCACCGCCGTCTGGAGTTTGACGCCGGGCACACCGACATTGCGCAGTCATTCATGGCAATCCGTCGCGCAACCACCGCCAGTGGCAACCGCCCAACCTATGAAGCCAGCCGCAGCGAAGAAGCCAGCCACGCCGATCTGGCTTGGGCAACGATGCACGCACTGTTTAACGAACCGCTGCAGGGCGAGTCCGCCAATACCAGCAATATTGTGGAGATTTTTTGATGGGAAAGAGTAAGAAAAACCGCACTGCGGCGACGAATCAGATCCAGCATAAAAACCAGACTACAGCCGAAGCATTCAGCTTCGGCGATCCCGTTCCAGTTCTGGACCGCCGAGAATTACTGGACTATGTGGAATGCGTACAGATGGACCGTTGGTATGAGCCGCCCGTCAGCTTTGACGGACTGGCGCGCACCTTCCGCGCTGCCGTGCATCACAGTTCCCCGATTGCAGTAAAGTGCAACATTCTGACCAGTACCTATATCCCTCATCCGCTGCTCAGCCAACAGGCTTTTTCGCGTTTTGTACAGGACTATCTGGTATTTGGTAACGCCTATCTGGAGAAACGCACGAACCGCTTCGGTGAAGTTATCGCCCTTGAACCTGCGCTGGCAAAATACACCCGACGCGGGTTAGACCTGGATACCTACTGGTTTGTGCAATACGGCATGACCACGCAGCCGTATCAGTTCACGAAAGGCAGCATTTTCCATCTGATGGAACCGGACATAAATCAGGAGATCTATGGCCTGCCCGGCTATCTTTCTGCCATTCCGTCAGCCCTGCTCAACGAGTCCGCCACGCTGTTCCGCCGCAAGTATTACATTAACGGCAGTCATGCAGGCTTCATCATGTACATGACCGATGCCGCGCAGAACCAGGAGGACGTGAACAACCTTCGCAATGCGATGAAAAGCGCCAAAGGACCAGGTAACTTCCGCAATCTGTTTATGTACTCGCCTAATGGTAAAAAAGACGGTCTTCAGATTATCCCGTTGTCAGAAGTCGCAGCGAAGGATGAGTTTCTGAATATCAAAAACGTGAGCCGTGATGACATGATGGCTGCGCACCGCGTGCCGCCGCAAATGATGGGGATAATGCCTAATAATGTTGGGGGTTTTGGGGATGTGGAGAAGGCCGCGAAAGTATTTGTTATGAATGAGTTACTACCAATTCAAAAACATATTCTGCAACTTAATGAATGGGCTAAAAAAAACATCATCTCATTCAGTGAATACTCTGTGGAGTGTATGTAAATTGAATAATGGCAGGTACTATACCTGCCACTGAACTTATATTTTAGCAAACGTTTCTAACGCCAAGCTATCTGTTCTTTCTTTTATTAATGAATCATCCCATTTATGTTCTCTTGCTTCTGACTCACTAACAAACTCTGTAACTAATTTTAAATCAGATTTTTTATAAGATTCTATTTTTTTGTGCAACTCATAATTTTTGCAATCTTCATTAAGTGAAAAACAGAGTGGTAGTAAATTACCAATCATACCCACGACTGACTCGTTAGTTTTGCTTTGAGATGATATGTGTTCCAAAGAAACTATATCCATTTTTAACTCTCGCGTCCCTCGTCTGATACGTTCCAATTTGTCAAAAATATAAACAATCAACTTCCTTTGCCCAGACTTTTTATTTGTATAAACAATATTCTTTGAAAATGCTTGTTTGAATATATTTTCTGAAGGCCCTTTCTGTGTAAAATAATCTAATGCGTCATTAATAACACCCTCAACATCTCTTTTATTTAATGCCTTATTCATTCTTACTGCTAATACAGAATATTTTGCATCGATTCCAGATGGTCTTAGACGACATACTGCATTAAACTTAAAGTGAAATGACTCTAAGGACTTCAAACATTCTATCAGCATTGATTGTGTAAGGGCTCTCGGTTTCTCTTTACGTTTTCTAAGTAATGAGAGTACAAATGGTCGAGGAATACTCACATTAAAAATCTCGAATGCTTTTAACGAGTTGTAAATTTCACGCTGATCAGGTTGAGGCCAGTCATCTGTATTTGGCGCTATTATTTTACAGTATAATTCAACATCATCATATAATTCGTTCAGAAATGATGCTGATGACAATAAAGTATTCTCATCTTGAATCTCACGTTTAAAAGCACGATAAAGTTGATCTTCTCCAATATAATTATACTTAGAAAGCCACCACGTTCTAATATAATCAGCAATAGTGCTATTACTATCCCTAGACTCAATTTGAGTAACGATATAATCCCATTTTGTTTTTGCAATATCTACCGGATATGTTTGAGTGCAAGTTTGGAATACTTTATTCTTTATCAAATCAATTGAACTTAAGTTTATCCCTCGAGCATTCAACACTTCAAAAATATCATAAGCATCATCCTCCTTACCTACAGATATTTTTACCAACTTCAAATAATTGGTAATCATTCTATATACAGCAGTCAAACAAAATATATAATCTTGGTTATTATAATGTTTTGCACCATCTCGCAACAATGCAGAACAGAGTGATTTCCTCCCTAGTTTTCTAGAAAGAAAAATTCCTGCATAACTTATACGTACATCCTCTTCACAAGATTCATCAACTTGATGCTCTTCGCGATCTTGATATTTTAACTTAAAATATGTTCTATCGCTATTTTTTGCTAATTTTTCAATAAATGTCTCACCATTTGAGGCTAATTGGCTTCTGCTAAATGTAGGACTCACAGTAACGATATATGTTTTAAATATATCATCCGCTAATGAATCTTGCCCTAAGGAACGCAATTTACGCGATATTAATGAAAGCAATATAGTAATAACTGAAAATCGTTGTTGTCCATCAACCACTTCTAATACATCATCACTATCTGCTCCAGAAAGAACAATAGTCCCTATAAAATATTCTGAACACTCCAAGTTCTGTCCATCTTCATTCAACCTTATGTTTCTGACAATATCTTGCCATAATTCTTCAAGCTGAAGCTTTTCCCAACTAAACTCACGTTGATTACGTGGAATAACATATCTTTGTTTTACAGATAGAATGTTTTTTATATTTAGTGGTGTTGCATCAAAATTCATAACTTATCCTCAGAGACAACAAATTGATAATAATGTCCTATTCAAATGGCTAATGATATGACATAAAAAAAGAAAAATGCAATGTACTACAAGAATATCAGTAAACGTTTCTAGCGCGCGCTCGTATCCCCGCCACGCCTGCCCACTTTATGCAGTGGTTTTCATGCAGCTGCATGACATGAGCAAAAGCCCGCCATTTCTGGCTGGTCTAAGCATAGACGATCCTCGATCGATCATGCGATTTCATGCAGCATAGTCATGCACTGCCATGGGAAGTTAACGTATCTGAATAATCGCTTGAAAAACGAACATATGGGCTTGCAAAGATGAAAGCCCGCTTGAGCGAAAAGTGGAAAATCAACATGTTACAAAGCTTGAAAATTACTTTTGTTCTTGAAAAATCAGCCCAACCATTACTATAGTATTATCTAAATTGGTTAATGTGCCCTGAAATCACCGGAAAATTCAGCTATAACGGCGTATAGATATTAATTAACTGAAATACTAAAAAATTATATTTAAACGGAGTTAGTATGTTGGACGCACGAAAAAATATTGATTTAATCAAAGATATTGACGAAATTTCAGAGAAGGGAATTCAAGCATTTGGGTTATTATATGATGAATCCGGGCACTCAAATCTTCACGATCCTCTACTGAGGTGGTGTGATTTTCTTTTACGCTACATTGCTCCACAAAAACGAATAATTTTAAAATCAGATCGATTTCCTGAAAATATTCACGATGGCGCAAGGGTTGGATTGCAGAGAATCGAGATGTTGTTTACTACTGGTGGTGATGTAAATCCTTATCAGAGTAAAACATTAACATTATTCAATGACACAAGCGGTAAAAAGGCGACGAAAAGAACGGATAACCTATGGGCTGATTGGGGGATTCATCACCTCCATCTGCCATTAAATCCAGTAAGTTCAAGTAAAAAATACTCAGATCGTGCTGAGTGGGTATTATTCCTGAAGGTGTACTCAAACGCTGTGCTTTTTATTGATATAAAACATCATGATAAAAACATAGAACCAAATCTTTTTTCTCAAAGAGATTTGGTAGAAACATTCATACGCAACTGGCCAGAAGCAGCAGAAATATTTGAAATGAAAGGTATTTCAGGCTTAGCTTGTATTCATCCAACTACAGATTCAGATATTGCAAACTTAAGAAAAAATGGAATAAATCTGCCCGTAGTGATGGATGGAAAAGCATATGCCCCATTAGGAATGGGAATAACAACAGCGCGTACCGCTGTGAGCGTATCAACTTATCGAAATAAAATATATCATTGTGCTAAGCACATAGAGAAAATATTTATGGATGAAGATAGTCCATACATAAAAGAAATAAAATCTCTAGGTGTAAACAATCCTGAATTCAAGATGCATATGTTTGATGATGGTGGGTTAGGTATTGTTGAGATAAATACTAGAAAAGGCTGGAAATTCCTTAGAAAAAATGCTGATGCGTCTCATGATGTTTTCAGTTTTTTAAATAACGCACTGATGCCAGAGTGGGCTAGTCCTGTTGTATTACAGTTCTGGGAAAAAACTCATTGTAAAATGGAGGGAATTGAAAATTAATACTGAAATTTGTATGGCTCACATCTCCCCCCGAGGTAAATAGTTATTACGCAGTTCTGTTATTGGTATAAAGTGGGTGATAACTTATCAAAATGGCCTCCCACCTAACGCCTCGTTTCACTCGTTGCTCAAACTAGCCCCCATCAGAATGAACCCTACTGGGGGCAACGTTTCTTAATGCAGCCAGCTATCGTCTTCCCACACCTTCTGCATAATTTTCATCACTTGTTTTCTTTCTTCGTCCAGTTGCAGTCCGGTCAGTTCCACACCGTTAGAGCTACCTTTACGGATACGAATTACCGCTTTGGGATACAGGGGGCGCAGATTGCGGTAAAGCTCGGATTCAAGGGCGTCCAGGGTAGATTGGCTAATCTTCTGCTCTTTATCGATCATTATTTCAATGCGCATAAAAGTCACCTCAGCTGATGACATCCATTGAGCGGTTGTATTCGTGGGTTCTGATTTTTGCCATGAGTTCATCTGTCAGTTCAGAAACCCACTGCAAAGCCAGCCCCTTCTCTTCATCACTACACTCACTAGCCGCTACAAGCTTAAGAAAAAAATCAATGCGCTGGAGCTTCAAAGACTCCAAAAAATAGTCCTGCATCTTTCCTCCTATGACACCACAAGCAATACTGTATACATAACCACTGTTTATATTTACAGTATATAATAATCTTACTGATGTAAAACGTTTTTTTACGTTCATCAGCCTGATATGCCTGGTATTATTAAGAGCACGAATTGTTAACCCGCGTAATTAATACAGGTTTCGCCACTTATCATCTTCCTGCAAACGCTGGTTCCGATAGAAGATACGCAGGCCTGCTCCTGACGGAATACTGCCGCCGCGAAGGAGTAAATCGACCTCTTTCTCGCTGCCATTAAATCCTCTGGACTTCAGTTCATAGACGAGCTGCTGTCGCTGATGGTCTGTAATTCGCTGTTTGTAGTCTTTACGCCGTTTCGGTTTCACCAGGCGTAACCTTGCAGCCAGTTCCCGGCGCTCTTTTTTGCTCATACTGTGCAGGTAATCGTGCAACTCCTTGTCATCCATGCGGGTAATGTCCGTCCTGGTATCCCCATCAGCTGATTTGTCTTTCCCTTGTTGGTTCAAATTTTCAGCAAGGGGACAGTTATTGCCACGAGTCCAAGGGGCGCAAGCGCCCTGGTCGGCTGCCGCCTCCTGAACGTCAACGGCCTTACGAACCATTTTCCACTTCACCGCATGAGTGCAGATCTTGCCCTCTGCAATGGGTGACCAGATGCCATAAATACGAATACCGTGATCGCCATATGCGGTCGGTTCTTCGTTGATTTCATAAGCAGTTCTGATGAGGTGATATTTGCGGGGAACCAGTACGCCGCCCTGCTTCATGATGTAGGTGGCAAAACAACCAGCATCAGCAGCAGCCAGGATTGCATCAAGGCGCGGGTTATCCAGTACCGGCGCACCTGCTTTTTTGTCCCCCTGTTGCCTTGCCGCCTGACCAGCCAGCAATCGCAGTTCACGGTAAGCCTGACGCCCCGGAATGCCAAAGAAGCGGAATTGCTGAACACGATGCAGAGACGCCCAGGCATTAACGTATTCAGCGTTATCACGCAGGGATTTACCCGTTTCCTTGCTGATCTCGCCAGCCAGACCACGCCCGTCAATGTTCTTACTGATGTATTTCGCGATGTAGCTTGTTGGCGTACCTTTGCGCGGGTTTATCAGCTCAGACTTAAAGCGTGGTCCCGTGTTATTACCCAGCTCCTCGCGGTCTTCACGAATGGCAAACTTACGCAACAAAGCAGTAATGGTGCGGCGATCTTTTTTGCGCATAAAACACAACAGGTGCCAGTGAACTGTACCGTCATGATGCGGCTCAGCCACCCGCACGCCATACCAGCGCAATCCGGCTTTGTGCATCGCCTTACGAAATGCAGCAAACATGCCGACCAGATAATCACTGCTTTGTCTTACCGTCGTATTTGTCCAGGTCGGGTTGGGCCTGCCGTTATTTAGCGTGGAATGGAAACGTGACGGACAGGTGATGGTGTAGAAAACGGCGCAGTCACCGCGCATTTCCGCGATAAGCTCCAGACCTTTAACACAGGCCATCATCTCATTGCGGCGATGCGCAGGGTTGCTGCTGCTGGCGTTTACCACATCCTCCATGTCCAGCGTGTCGCCGTCTTCGTTCACCAGTTCATGAGAACGGAAAAACTCCAGCGACTTACGGCGCTGCTCACGTTTATGCATCACGGCTTCATAGCTGACATAGGGAGATGCTTTTTTGCTGACCAGGCAAACAGCACGCAACTGCTCTTCCCGCGATTCGCAACGCATCTTCCATAATTTCCGGTACCACCAATCGGCGCACAACATACGCGCCAGCGAACCCGGAATGAGTTCATATGGCACGGGTTTACGGCGGTTTCTTTTCCGGCGGAGTTGCTCAAACGCAGGCGGTATGACATCCAGTCGCAGGGTTTCTGCTGCCACCTTTTCCCATGTCTTGCGGATTTCTTCTGGCTTAACGTCATCGGTGGCATACAAATCGCCACAAGCTGCATCAAGGCACATGCTCATATGCGCAGCAACAAGGGTGGACAGGCGTTTCACCTGATCCTGACTCATTTCAGGCAGAATCAGCAGGCCGTCCAGCCCTTCATGGCTTGCCATAAAGCGAAAAGATGTGGATAGCTGACTGTCGCGTACATGCTCCAGCCGTTCCAGACATGGCTTAATCGTCTCACGCAAATAGCGGGAATAAGCCTTTGGCCTGCCAAGGCTGCTGAAGTATTCAATACGTTGCATCAGCGGCTTGCTGATATGGGAGGGCTGGGCGCTGACGTCTGCCAGAATGACCATGTCCGGGTTAAAACGCTGCTGCTCATGCGCCAGCTTTGCCCGACTAATGAGCTTATCCTGCTCCATTTCGCGCTGGACAGGATCACGGGATTCATTAAAGAAATAACGCTCCCAGACCTGATCACTCAGCGCCTCACGGCGCAGCTGTTCCTGCTCGTTATCGGCAGCGTACAGAGTGATCAGGTTTGAAAGCGTAGAAACCGGCGCAACTTCCGCCGGGTCCAGATAAGGGTTAATGGCCTTTTTCGGGCTGTTCCATGAGAACGATGCGGCAGCTTCGTTAAAGCCGCAGCAGTTGTTCATATCGGCATGACTCATGCACGTACTCCGTACACGGCAGAACTATCCACGCCACGCGAATAATCAAATCCCACCCAGCAGCGCGGCCCGGAAACAGCAATGATTTCTGTTGCTGATTTACCCTCGCCAGCTGCCACACCGATGCTGCGTTTTACCTTGATATAGTGGTGAGTAAAATTGCGATACAGCGAACGGATCAGGGATGTGTCACTGTTAGAAACAATGACCGGATGTCCTTCTGATGACCGATGTTCAAGAACAGATGCCAGGTGATACTGGTCATCTTCAGTGAAGCCGTCAGTGTGATAGCCGGAAAACGTACCGTCATACGGCGGATCGCAATACACCACATCCCCCGCTTTCAACATCGCCAGCGTTTCATCAAAGCTGGCGCAGATAAACGTTGCTCGCTGGGCTTTTTCTGCAAATGCGCGAATTTCTTTTTCAGGGAAATACGGATTTTTATAATTACCGTAGGGAATGTTGAAATGCCCGCTCTTGTTATAGCGACATAAACCACGGTAACCGTGACGATTTAGATACAGGAAATATACCGCTTTCATGAAATCAGTAATTTCAGTTGAGTAATTAAACTCCTGCCTTATGTTGTAATAAGCCACCTCCCTGTTTGCGATCTCAAATAAAACTCTGGCGCGAGATATAAACGATTCACAATCAGCAGCAACCTTTTTATAGAGGTTGATTAAATCAGGATTAATATCCGCAACAAGATAGCTGGGGTAATCCGTCTCCATCATCACAGCACAGGAACCCGCGAAAGGTTCAACCAGTCGCGGGCCAGCAGGAAGATGTTTTTTCAGTTCGGACATAATGGCAGTTTTATTACCTGCCCATTTCAGGATGGTGCTCATACAGCACCTCCTGCAATAACATATCCCAAAGCTTCTAATGGAGTTAATGGGCGAATTGATAGCATCACCCATTGTTCTGAAACTGCCATGACGTCATTAACCGGAAGCACATGAGAGATAACAGCGGCCCATTCCCTACCCGTAAATACGCCATGCTTCCATTCGCAAAGAGAAAGAACATCACCAACTTTATAGCCACGATCGTCTTTACGAAGTTCAGCCGTCTTTTGACCTGCAACCACAGCGTTGAAATACTTAGGTGCAATTTTTAATTGATGGATACGCACTGCCCTTGTCATACAGCACCTCCGTTGTAATGTTTGCCTTTCAGCTCTACGATTTCCTGGCAGGTAATGCAAAGCTGCACTCCCGGAATGGCGCGGCGTCGTGCTGGCGGAATTGGCGCTTCACATTCAATGCAAAGTACGCGTGACACGCCCGGTGATTTGGCACGGGCTGCACGGATATGGCGCTGGCGTTCTTCTTCAACGCGCTGCTGTACGAGATCCATTGCATCAGCCATTAGTGGATCTCCTGCGCTTCGTTCTGGATTGCTTCAGCAGTCACGCGCAGCAGTTCTGCCGCTTCCACGTGGTTTAGCTGGCGGGATGAGATATGACACGCCAGGCTATCAAGGCGAGCAGCCATTGCTTCAGCCCTTGCCCGGCGTTCTTCCAGACGAGCCTCTGTCAGTAAAATATTAAGCCCTGCGTCATCCGGTCCGGTTTTAGTCGTGAGGGTTTCAATATTACGCATAATCAATTCTCCTGAATTTAGATAAAGGGATGCCCAGCGGGTTTACGCCATTAATTTCATTAGTTGGTTAATTCGGCATGGTTAGCCGTCTGGGAAATAAGCTCACCACTGCACGAAAATGATTCATTGCTTTAATCAGCTCCCGCTTTTCGTCAGTGGTCAGCTCATTAATGCTGATGCTATGACGTTCAGCTGGAATTTTTGCCATAAAGAATATGGCAGCCAGTGCTCGTTTATTTTGTTCATTATTGATATCCCGTGGATCACGCATATCTTTAATAAACCGCTCAAGCTCTGACTCAATATTAAGGCCAAATACTTTCGCCCTTAACTCCGCAATATGATTAAGTCCATTCAGGCGTTCACCGGGGCTTAATGGAACAGTCGCTGCAGCGCCATTAATTGCCATAATTCATATCCCCAAAACGCAACTATTGTTCTTTGTTCTTACGGTAACGTTCGAGAGGAGATACATTTTTTCGTATCGTTTCTTTAACCTGCTCTCCTCGTAAAAACGTCCCATCCTTTAGCGTGAAAAAGTAACTGCCATCGCCCGACAACGACGGATAACAACAGAGCAAATCATCTTCAGGTACTGAATAACTCTCCCCTCTGTAACGAAACTGATAAACCACTTCACTTTCCGCTGCATACATTTTGACTTTCTCCGTTTCCCCGTGGTCAATTCAGACAGCAATTCATCTTGTGAACGGCACGGATGCCAGCGTTTACCATCCTCACCCATGATCCAGCCGTGACCGTAGTGCATTGCCGGGCTTTGTTTTACCAGCAGCGATGCAAATGATGGTTCTTTCGTCAGCATAAGCACCTCACAGCAAACCGAATGAAGCACCGAGGCCAGTCACGGTATCAACTGCACTCGCCATCGCAGGATTAGCCTGTAAACGGGCCTGCAATGAAACAGCCGCCAGCGCCATCAGTCGTGTTACAGAGTTAATGCTGCTGATAGCATCACGACGACCGGCACAGGTTTTTACATCGCCAGATACCGCACCTGCAGCAACACGCCCGATCTCTGCGGTTGCACTCATGACGTAATGTGGCAGTTTCTCTTTTGCCACCTCATTAATCGGTACACATGGCAGACAATGAATCTGTGCCAGAAAACCATCTACCAGCGTTGAATCTTCAGTCAGATCGGTAAGCAGCCAGATTTCTGGTGCGGTTAATAAATGAGGCTGAGCTGGGTTCAGCTTGTTCCGCAGAATCTGTACATTCATGCCTGCACGTTCTGCCAGTTGCACCAGGTTGTGACGCAGTGCAAAAGCCCTACAGGCTTCATCGAAATGCGGATGTTTGGAAATCTTGTAATCAAACATGGTGTCCCCTTAGAAAGTTCCCATAATTGAACTTACTTACCAACAATGACGCGGAAGTTGGAATGACCGAGGGATTCACGGACCTGATCAGTTTTGTACATCAGATAACGAAGGTTTACGCGGCCTTTATTTTTTTCTTTCTTGACCATGTATTTAGCAAGCTGACCATGGTGAATTTTTTGATACACGGAGCCGCGGGAGATACCTTCCCATTCCGCGAACTCTGCAGGCGTAGCCATCTCTTTTGGTACACGAATTGAAATATCAGTGCTCATAGTGCAGTATCTCCCGATTAAGGTTTGGTTTACGTCGTTTTATCTCGTTTTAATTGATTCAATATTTGATACATCGAGATACTACGATCCAATATTTGATACGTCAACAGGATTAAAAAATGATACAGGTAAAGGCTGGAGAGAATACAGGGGGAAGAGAAGCTATCCATAGACTAATGGCAGCCTATGATTTCAAGTCCAGACAGCAACTTTGCGATCACTTAGGCGCATCAAAAAGCACCATGGCAAACAGATACTTAAGAGATAGTTTTCCTGCAGAGTGGGTGATTCAGTGCGCCTTGGAAACAGGAGTTTCTTTACTGTGGCTAACCACCGGACAGGGGGAGCCAGGTCCAAACATTGAACCTAAAAAAAATATCAATTCCGTGAACTCCAGCAAGGTTGTACCTCTTTCTGAACTAGTATCTCCTGAAATTGACAAGGCGACTCTCAACGGTGGTTTATTGGTCGATGCTGGAAAAGCAATCATTGATAGCAGCATACTCCCCTCAGACTCAAGCAACCTACTGCTGGTGACTACTTCTGGTGATTCTTATTTAATAGATCGCAACCAAACACCACCAGTGAATGGTATGTGGTTAGTCGATATCGACGGGATAAAAAGCATTGTTAAATTGACTCGACTCCCGGGAAACAGATTAGTAGTGCATCAGGATGATTCATCGTTTGAGTGTGGCCTGGATGACATTGAGGTAGTAGGCCGTGCACTGAAAATCATTAAGAGCCTTTGATATGACCATCAGAAAACAGCCGAACGGAAAATGGTTGTGTGAGTGCTATCCCAATGGACGCAATGGCAAGCGCGTGCGTAAGCAATTTGCCACGAAAGGCGAAGCCATAGCATTCGAAAACTTCACCATGAACGAAGTAAACAAAAAGCCATGGCTTGGTGAGAAGGAAGATCGGCGGCGATTATCAGAAGTGATTGAGCAGTGGTATTCCCTATATGGTCAAACACTCGCAGACCCCAAACGCCTGATGGCGAAACTTAGAATTATCTGTAATGGTCTAGGCGATCCCATCGCCTCTGAGCTGACAGCAGGTGATTTCACAAAATATCGGGAAGCCAGATTAAAGGGGGAGGTCCAAAATGAAGACGGCTCGTTCATGTCACCCGTTAAGCCCCGCACGGTAAACCTTGAACAGCGCAACCTATCATCTGTTTTTGGTACACTGAAAAAGCTGGGCCACTGGTCAGCCCCCAACCCGCTTGCCGGGCTTCCAACATTTAAAATTACGGAGGGTGAACTGGCGTTCCTAACCCCGGAGGAAATTAAACGTCTGCTGGATGCCTGTGCTGATTCTCAAAGCCCCAGTCTGCTAATGATTGCAAAAATATGCCTAGCAACCGGTGCTCGTTGGAGTGAAGCTGAAAACCTGCAGGGCCATCAACTATCGAAATACCGGATTACCTATACAAAGACCAAGGGTAAAAAAAACCGTACCGTACCGATATCTCAGGATCTGTACAACGAGCTACCCAAAAACCGAGGGAAATTATTCACACCATGCAGAAAAGCCTTTGAACGGGCGGTAAAACGGGCCGGTATTGAACTACCGGAAGGCCAATGCACCCACGTCCTGCGCCATACATTTGCCAGCCATTTTATGATGAACGGTGGGAACATACTCGTTTTACGTGATATTTTAGGGCACTCAGATATTAAAATGACGATGATTTATGCACACTTCTCTCCAGACCACCTGGAGGATGCAGTAACAAAAAACCCTCTTTATAACTTAATTTAAGTAAACAATGGATCATGAACATAAACGAGATAATTAAGTATTCTGTCGCGATAATTACCCCGATCATACAGATGCTCGCGGTAAGATCCGGCTGGGTTTTCCCCAAAGATAAGATTTTCAACTCGCGCAAAAACATTAGCGAGTTTGCATACAATCTATATAAGAATACTGAAGATCCCAAAATCAAGAAAGTTGCATATAATTATGGTATTGCTGCAATAACAAAAGATAAGAACCTAACTCCAGAACAGAGAGAGATTCTTTTAGGTGTTAACGATCCAGTTAATGACATTGATAACTATAGCAAGTGTCAAAAACTAATTTCTATTAGTAGTGAAAAACAAATATTTAAATGGACAAAAAAAAGATATCGCTTTTGGATATATAGAAAATCTATAAAGCTGATAAGCTTAACATTCTATTTTATTGGCGGTTTTATAACTTCCATACCTTTTGTATACGAAGGATTAGTAACCCAACATATTTTAGAGAAAATTAATAAACTTACTGATATGCAAAGATTAGGAATGTCCAGCTACTTTTTTGCACTTGGGATTTGTATAGCACTGATGAACCTGCATAAATTTTCGACTATTCGTATCGCTGAAAAAACCATAAGATCTAATCTCCGTAAACCCACAGATTTCAACTCAAGCAGCGGATAATGTGGCGACAGATTGGCGACAGAGCATTAAAAATGAGTAAAACGGACAAACATAAGATAATACTAACTTGATGATTTTAAACGCAAGTTAATGTTTTTGTTATAGTGAAAATGGTATGTAGGAATTTCGGACGCGGGTTCAACTCCCGCCAGCTCCACCAATCATGATTGGACGGTGTAAGGACTACACCAACAAAAACAGGAAGTTATAAGTCTCAGCAGAACACCGACCAGACGGTGAGGAGACAAAAAAGGATACGCAACGGAGTCGCGACTCCCTATGACATTAAAGCCCGCATCAGCGGGCTTTTTTATTGGTCCTGACCCGCCCTGAATAGAATTCATCCAATTACAGTCCAGACATATACAGTATCCCTCAGCTCAGTATCAGCTTCTCGACAAATGGTCACTGTTATTTACCCGTTGCCAGAAAGAGAATAATTTGCCCCCATAGCCAGCCTTCCCGGAATCTGTATATTCATTAATATTGTTATCGATTCCATCAAGTAACATAGGTTGGATGCGATTGATCTTACTCACATTAGTCGACACGGAACTCAGTAAGTTGAACTCTGAAAAAGCAGTTTAAATAGCATTTAAACAAATGCCACCAGTTCGAAAAAGAGTATAAGCACACTTAATATATTGTTTTAATTATTCATTTCCTTTCAACCCAATTCTTATCCCTCACATTATTTGTTATTAATTTGTTGTTTTTGATCACAACAAGAAAACAATATGTAACTTTTATGCGCATTTTTCAGAAATGTAGATATTTTTAGATTATGGCTCCGAAATGAGCATCGCCATGTCACCCTACATCTCATAAGAGGATCGCTTCTGATGAATGCACTGACCGCCGTACAAAATAACGCTGTCGATTCAGGCCAGGACTATAGCGGATTCACTCTCATCCCGTCGGCGCAATCCCCGCGTCTGCTGGAACTCACCTTCACCGAACAGACGACCAAACAGTTTCTCGAACAGGTTGCCGAATGGCCCGTACAGGCGCTGGAGTACAAATCTTTTCTGCGTTTTCGGGTAGGCAAAATTCTCGACGATCTGTGTGCGAATCAGCTGCAACCGCTGCTGTTGAAGACCCTGTTAAACCGCGCTGAAGGTGCGCTGTTGATCAATGCGGTGGGTATTGATGATGTCGCGCAGGCGGATGAGATGGTGAAGCTGGCGACGGCGGTGGCGCATCTGATTGGTCGCTCAAATTTCGATGCGATGAGCGGTCAGTATTACGCGCGATTCGTGGTGAAAAATGTCGATAACTCAGACAGCTATCTGCGTCAGCCGCACCGCGTAATGGAGCTACACAACGACGGCACCTACGTCGAAGAGATCACCGACTATGTGCTGATGATGAAAATCGACGAGCAGAACATGCAGGGTGGAAATTCGTTGCTGCTGCATCTCGATGACTGGGAACATCTGGACCACTATTTCCGCCACCCGCTGGCGCGTCGCCCGATGCGCTTTGCCGCGCCGCCGAGCAAAAACGTCAGCAAAGATGTTTTCCATCCGGTGTTCGACGTTGATCAACAGGGTCTCCCGGTGATGCGTTATATCGACCAGTTCGTCCAGCCAAAAGACTTCGAAGAAGGCGTGTGGCTGAGCGAGCTTTCCGATGCCATTGAAACCAGCAAAGGCATTCTTTCTGTGCCCGTTCCCGTTGGTAAATTCCTGTTGATTAACAATCTATTCTGGCTGCACGGTCGCGACCGCTTTACTCCGCACCCGGATCAGCGCCGTGAACTGATGCGTCAGCGTGGCTATTTCGCTTACGCCACTAACCACTACCAGACGCATCAGTAA